AACTTACACAGTAAGCGGATCAAGTACTGACACCGTAACCTTTAGCAGCATTTCTGGAACTTACACAGACATAATTGTAGTAATTAACGCCGCTATCGCAGAAGGCAACTGCAATATGCGTGTAAACAATGACAGTACAACCATTTATTCTAGAACTCAAATGAGCGGCAACGGAACAATCGCAAACAGCGGTAGAACAGCAAATGACAATGCTTGGTTTCCTGTTATGGGAACTACTGACTTTACTTCTACAACAACAGTTCAACTTATGAATTACTCAAATACAACAACAAACAAAACAGCCTTACAAAGAGGCAATAACGCAAGTTCCTTGACTCAGGCTTCTGCTTGGCTATGCAGAACAACCTCAGCGATTAACCGTATTGATTTTATTAGATCAAGCACTAATAATTTTGTTTCAGGCTCAACCTTTACCCTATACGGAATTAAGGCGGCATAATGGCTAATACATATATCCAAATTGGCAGCACCGTAACCGTTGGCGTATTGGGTGCTGCATCTATTGACTTTACATCTATTCCTAGTACTTACACTGATTTAGTCTTAAAGATTTCTGCCCGATCAAATTATGTAGGAGTCGTAGAAACAACCAACTTACAAATTAACGGTGTTACGACTATGACTTATCCTGCTCGTTACTTGCAGGGCGATGGCGCAGCCGCTTCGTCTGCCACAGCAAACGTGTTGGCTTCTTTCCCTATGGGCGTAGTCAGCGGCAATACTGCAACAGCAAGCACTTTCGGTTCAGTAGATATTTACATCCCAAATTACACCGATACTGGCGCGCAACAAAGCCTTAGCGCAGACTCCGTATCAGAGAATAACGCGAGCACTTCTTATGCTCGCTCAACCGCTGGCTTATGGCAGAACAACGCGGCTATTACTAGCATCTCCATAATTCCTTATCTTGGAACTTTATGGCAGCAGTACACAACAGCAACGCTTTACGGCATATCCAAATCATAAGGAGATAAAATGGCAGACACAAAGATCATCGTTAATTGCGAGACAGGCGAAGTTACAGAATTGGAACTTACAGCCGAGGAAGTCAAGCAACGCGAAGCAGATGCTATTGCTTATGCAAAGGCTAAAGCCGATGAGGAGCAAGCAGCGGCAGAAAAGGCTGAGGCTAAGGCTGCTATTGCAGAGCGCTTAGGGCTATCAGATGCAGAATTGGCTTTGCTGCTGGGATGAAACCTTGGTTATGCAAAGCAGGTCAGCAATTAAGAGAGCAGTTCGATGACTCGTTCCCAGACCGCGATCGTACTTCCGATGGCTGGATCGCCGATGCCCGTCATCGTGCAGCAGGTACTAGCGACCACATACCTTGTGAACAGACTGGGATTGTTAGAGCGTGCGATTTCGATCGAGATGTATCTGGTAAAGCAAAGCCAGACCTCATGCCCGATATTGCTGATCAACTTCGCAAACTCGCCAAGACAGACAAGCGCATTGCCTACATCATATTCAACGGCAGAATTGCATCGTCTCGCATGGGCTGGCGCTGGAGAAAATATACGGGAAGCAACCCGCACAACCATCATTGCCATGTATCTTTCACTCGTAAGGGTGACCAAGATGGTTCGTTCTTTCAAGTCCCGTTACTAGGAGCAGATAAATGAATATGAAAAGTCCAGTAGTTCTGACTGTAGGCGCGTTCCTCTCAGCATGGGCTGCGTCTAACTTTGCAGCCGATTACCGCTCGATCCTCTGGGCTGTGCTTGCTGGTGTCTTTGGATATGCGACCCCTAAAAAATGACACCGACGGATTACCTGAATCTTTATATTGCCACGCTTGCGATAGTAGGTGGCTTGGCTGGCTATGTCATCACTCATTTGCTGTCGGAGATCAAAAGACTTAATGCGCGTGTTGATGAGATATATAACATCCTTCTAGAGCGATAATTTTCCTATGGCGCGCAAAAGAGTTATAGACCTTGAGGATTACTCAATGCTAGAGACTTACTGCATTGGGTTAAACGAGTACTGGAAAAGCCTAAAGAAGGCTGGCTTTGCAGATGATGTTGCATTATGTCTGCTGCTAGAACCTTTGACTTACCCTGCAACGATCTTGCCAACACCTAACTGGCTGCCACAACTTCCCGACCGCATCCCCTATGACGATGACGATGAGGATTAATAATGAAAAGAACTGTAATCGTTCCCGATTTACAAGTTCCATATCACGATGAAGTAGCAGTAAGAAATGTTGCATCTTTTATTAAGGCATACCGCCCAGATAGCGTCATTACTCTGGGAGATGAAATTGACCTACCACAAATCAGCAGATGGTCAGACGGAACACCAGGTTGGTACGAACAAACCCTTGCCGATGACCGAGACCAAGCGGTAGAAGTTCTCTGGTCGCTAGTAGAGCATTCTAAAGAAGCACACATGATCCGTTCTAACCATACGGACAGGCTTTACAACGTCATAATGAAAAAGATTCCAGCGTTCCTAGCGTTGCCTGAACTACGCTTTGAGAAATTCCTTAAACTCGATGAACTTGGCATCACTTACCATAAGAAGCCTTACGCCTTCCAGAAGGGCTGGGTAGCAGTCCATGGTGATGAGCAGGGCATTAACCCTAATGCGGGTCTCACAGCCCTTGGAGCGGCTCGTAGGCACGGTTTAAGCGTTATCTGTGGACATACTCACAGAGCGGGTCAATCAGCCTTTACAGAGGCATCTGGGGGCAAAATAGGGCGCATTTTGCGTGGCGTGGAAGGTGGACATCTTATGGATGTTCGCAAGGCTGGCTACACAAAAGGCACAATGAACTGGCAGCAAGCATTTGTCTTAGTTGAGGACACGCAAGTAACGCTGATTAACCTTGAGAAGGATGGCACTTTCGTGGTCAATGGAAGGCGTTATGGCAGGGCTCGATGACTTCCCTGACATCAACCGCACAATAGATGATCAGGTTGATGAGGCAGAATTGTTACCAAACCGTTATCAAAAAAGAGTCAAAATATCCCACAACGGGCTGATTTAGCCCTAGTCTTATCCCTATGGAAGCGAGAAGGGCTCGCGGAAATGAAGGGTACAAAATGAAACTCTACGCAACAGATCAAAAAGTAAGCATTCAATGGTTCGTATGGGCTGGCAATGAAAAGATCCGTCGCAACGCTTCAATGCGTGGCGCTTGGGATGGTTGGGATGCAGTTTGTTCTTGCGGATGGACAACAGGTAACAGCCGCACAGTTTATTCTTACACTTTAGACGAAGTTAATACCCACAAGCACGCAGCGCATAACTACTCATATAGCGCGGTGGCATAATGACACCAGCAGAAATTATCGTTTTAGCACTTTGCTTTGGGATGTTCTTTATTGGCTACAAAATAGGACACAGAGACGGTTACATCGTCGGTCGCAAAGCAGTACGCAAGCACTATGACAGCATCGAGAAGGTGCGAGTATGAAGCATGGTGAAATCCTACAAAGTGCATCAGACTTATATCGTGAGCGAGGGCTGCATTACGGTCATCCGTCTGACAATATGGCACGAGCAGCAAGGCTCATCAGCGCCTATCTTGAAATGCCAGTTGAGGATTATCAAGTTGCAGTCATACTTGCGCTCGTCAAGATCGGGCGCTCCATCGAGGACAGCCAACAGGTTGACACTTGGATCGATGCCTGTAGTTATCTCGCCATTAGTGGCGCTTTAAGCACAGAAGGGAATGAACTTTATGTTTAACTTAGAGGATTATGAAACAGTAGAGGAACGCCTAGTTAAGTTTTGGAAGGATCACCCTGATGGCAGAATTGACACTACTTTGGTTGAGTCAACGTTGCAGCGATTTATTATTAAGGCTTCTGTTTTTAGAACTGAAGTGGATGCACAGGCTTGGACAACTGGCTATGCAGAGGAGACTGTCAGTACGCGAGGAGTTAATTCTACATCGGCGCTTGAGAACTGCGAAACGAGTGCGATTGGTCGTGCATTGGCTAACGCAGGTTATGTTACGAAAGGCAAACGCCCTAGCCGCGAGGAGATGTCTAAAGTCAAAGCGGCTGAACCAAAGCCTTTCGCAGAGAAGTTAGCCGACAAGGTAATTATGCAGACAGAGGATGATCCTTGGACTGTAAAGGCTGTTCAACCTGCGCCTAGCGCTGCCGATGCAGTTGCATTA